GGGAGATCATTGATCGACCTTATGATCTTATTGACTGGGTGGATCATCGAATCCTCCTTAAGGAGTTCTTTCGTGGTATCCTCCCTTTCGATATGCTCATAGCTAGACTGCAGGCTCAGTTAGATGATGCACCATTGAGTGCTCATTGGAAGGCCGTAGTGGGCCATATCAATGTCACCCAGGAACCAGGTTTTAAGGCTCGGTTGTATGCCGATCCTTTCATCTGGATTCAAAGAGTCCTTGATCCTTTAAAAGATTCTTTGATGCAAAACCTAACTAAGTATCCATGGGATTGCACTTTCGATCAGAGAAAAGCTGATGAAAGGATAGTAGCTTCACTTAATCAGAAAGAAACAGTGTACTGTTTTGATCTTTCTGATGCTACTAATCTCTTTCCTCTCAGCATACAAGCTTTCGTTTTGGAAAGGTCATATAAGGGTACACCCTATATGTTGCCTTTCTTCTTCGATGCTTGTAACTCTTATTGGAAAATGCACGATCAAGTTTTGAGAAAGTTTGGTCGTGGACAAGCCCTTGGGCTTGGACCAAGCTTTCCACTATTTGCTTGGTCCCATGGATTGCTCCTGCGGGCGCTCCTTGGCAGGAAATGGAAGAAGGATTTCTACATCATTGGTGATGATGTAGTTATCCTAAACCCAAATCTTGCCAAGCGATACAGTAAGGCATTAGAGGATCTTGATGTAGATTGGTCCCCGTCTAAGACTTTGCAATCAGATGTGATTGCGGAGTTTGGTGGGGCCCTCTATACTGGAGATGGTCTACTTTGGAATCCAAAGTGGATCCCCCTCCGGAGGGATAACGTCTTAGACGTTGTGTCCTGGTGGGGCCTTAGGTTCTTGGAATGTGTCTGTCCTGTACAGATACGCGGACTTGTATCCCAAGTTCTTGCACTACCAGAACCATGGGGTATTGGTTTGAACCCCAAGGGCCTGCCTCTCTCTGAACGTTTAACCCCTCACCTCCTCAGGAGGTTACTTGAGGAAAGGGAGGATTTAAACGTCGGGTATCTTCTTGATACTCGAAAGAGATTGTCTGCCTTACTTAGATTCGTCCCAGAGAAGGATCTAATGAGGTTTTCACACTCCATTCCGGAGTTGAATTCCATCTTAGATCTAACCGAACAGGAGAGAGTAGATTCTACTCCATTCTCTGGATGGAAAATTCCTTCTAGCTTGCTAGAAGTGAATTCCTTCCTATCTAATGATTCCTTACCCCTTCCTCGGGGTAATGTATCAAGATGGAAGGACCCCTATACACTTGGACCATTGTCCAGGTGGAAGAGGTTATTCAGGGAATCAGAACGGGACCTCCAACCGGTCACGGTAACCTAATCTGAC